GAAATATATAAAATAGATAGAAAAGCAGCAGAAAATAGAGAGGTTGTTCAGTTTGAATTAGCAGCAGTTTTTGATCTTGCTGGTATTCGTGCCCCTAACAGACAATGTACTAGAGCAGAATTTCCCTCAGTAGGTACAGTTGTAGGATGAACTGGAAAGACGCTGCACTTAATCACGCTGAAACAGAAGATCCAAAAGAATCTGTTGGGCTTTTACTCAACGTCAGAGGTAAAGAGAGGTATTATCCCTGCCGTAATCTTTCTATGACAGCACATCAATGTTTTATTCTCGACCCAGAAGATTATGTAAAGGCAGATAATTTAGGAGACATAGTTGCAGTTGTACACAGTCATCCATCAACTCCAGCGATAGCTAGTCAGGCAGATAAAGTTAGTTGTGAGCAAAGCGGACTACCTTGGCACATAGTTAATCCAAAAACAAAACAGTGGGGATATTATGAGCCGCAAGGATACGAAGCACCTTTACTAGGCAGACAATGGGTATGGGGTGTAACAGACTGCTGGTCTTTGGTTCGTGACTACTACAAACAAGAAAAAGGAATAAAGTTAAAAGATTATGAAAGACCCATAACTCCAGAAGAATTTATGAAAGATCCCTTGTTTGAAAGCTATGCTTGGCGAACAGGATTCAGAGAACTTAGACCTGATGAAAAATTACAGTCTGGAGATGTTTTATTGATGAGTATTTTAGATTCAACTTTAAATCATGTAGCTATTTTTCTAGGAGATGATGTACTTCATCATTTAACCGATAGACTATCTTGTAGAGAACCATACTCTCCTTGGTTACTAAAATGCACAGGAAAAAGGTATCGTTATGCTTCGTAAAATAAAATTATATGGAGAACTTGCAAAGTTTGTAGGTCACAAAGAATTTGAAATAAAAGCAGACACGTTAGCTCACGCAATGAGTTTTTTGATAAATAATTTCCCTGGAATCGAGCAGCACATGAATGATAGATACTACAAGTTGAAGGTTGGTGATTATGAGTTAGATAAAACTGAACTAGGAGATCCAATAGGACAACAAGATATACATTTAATTCCTGTGATTACTGGTGCTGGTAGAGGATTAGGAAAGATATTACTGGGTGCTGTATTAATTGGATTTGCCATCATAAATCCAACTGTAGGTTTTGGTCTAGGTCCACAAGGTATAGCTGGAGGATTTGCAACTGCATCTGGAGCATTTAGTTTTGCTGCATTTGCAGGAAATATAGGTATAGCGTTAGTTCTTACTGGAGTTTCTGAGATGCTAACTCCTCTACCTAAAAAGCCAGATTTTAGTTCAGAGGAAGATCCTAGATTATCATTTAGTTTTAATGGGCTACAGAATACATCAAGGGCTGGTACACCCGTTCCAATAGTTTACGGAGAAATCTTTACTGGATCGGTTGTAATTAGTGCTTCCGTAGATACTGAACAGGTACAGGCATGAGTGATACTAAACGTATTATTAGAGGTTCTAAAGGTGGCAACCCATCACCTCCATCGCCAACTAGAGATCCTGATAATCTTCATAGTAGACAGTATGCTACTTTTTTAGATTTAATATCGGAAGGAGAGATAGAAGGTTTTGCCACTGCATCTAAAGAAGGCAGAACAAAAGGCACAACTGCATATAATAATGCTGCATTGAAAGATGTATTTTTAAACGATACTCCTGTTATAAGAGCTTCAGCAGATTCCACTGATGTTCAAGATGTAGATAGAAATTTTCAAAATGTAACTTTCAATCCTAGATTTGGTACGGATAGTCAAACTGCTATACCAAATATAGATAGTAGTGTATCTACAACAAGTGTTGGTGTCACAGTAACTCAAGATGTTCCTGTAACGAGACAAATAACTAATACCAATGTTGATAAGGTAAGAGTAACAATTACTTTTCCTCAATTACAAAGAGCAACTGATGATGGAGACTTATTAGGTACTTCTGTTCAATTAAAAATAGCTGTTCAATATAATTCTGGAGGTTTTACTGATTTAGCCATAGGAAGTAATGGAGAAACAACAGATACAATTACGGGTAGAAGTGGAGATGCGTACCAAAGAGATTACGGGGTGCAAATAACGGGTGCGTTTCCAGTGGATATTAGAGTTAGTAGAGTTACAGATGACGCAACAGATACT